GATAGTTTGTGTGCTGATATATGAATCTTCAATGAGGGTTTCTTCTTCGACACTTTGACGGCTATTGATATAAAACTCCTTGAGAGTTTCAACTTTCTTGCGGAATGAATCGGCATCAACATATTCGACATCTTCAGCAAGTGATTGCAATTTGGCAGCTTGAGTATCTGCAAGGTCACGAGAAGTTTCGGCAAGAACATTTGCACGAGATAGTGTTTCCACTTTTTCGGCAAGGCTCTCAGCAATACGCTCAAGCTTGGCAGCTTGCTCTTCGCTTTCAGATAGTTTAGTTTCCATTTGCGCAACCAGATCGGTCTTACCTTCAGGCACTTCAATGTAGTTTTCAACAAATACACTCTTGAGTGAAGAGATAAAGTTTTCAGCAATCTCAGTACGTAGTGTACTTTCAACTGCAACCTTATTGTCTGCAACCCAGCTTTCAACTGCATATGTCAGATAGCTGTCAATCTTTTCAACCAAGTCTTCTTGGATGGTTTCAACTTCTTCTGCCAAACGCGTTGCATACTCTTCCTTAAGCACTGCTTCAGTTTCAGCAACCTTGGTACGAACTGCAGTTTCAAAAATAAGCGTTGCTTTTTCCTTGAATTCTTCAGTTAGTCCAACTTCACTTTCAACCAGACGAGTGATGTCACTTGAATCAACAGCAAGCTGTTCTTCAACGGCATCAATACCTTTGACATTGTGCTTCTTGCGAAGTTTAGCAATATCATCTCTGTTTACCGATGTAGCACCGGCATACGAAGATAATTCACTAACTTTAACCATGTCATCAGCCACGTCATCACCAAATTTGCCTTTAACAAAATCCACAAGCTTCTGTGCTTCTTTCTTTGACCAGGTCTTTTCCTCAGGAGTAACACTACCATCATCAAAAGAATAGTCAACGTGGATATTCCACAGTTGGTCTAATGACAATGTGTCATAATCTGGAATTTGTTTTTTAAGAGGCACAACGTCTTCATTTTGCTTTTTAATAGCAGCCGCAATCTTCTTACGGCGGTTCTTTAGATATGCATCAGTTTCATCGGAATCGCCGTCGTTGTCAATGTCGTCATCTTCTTTACCAACATCATCCATTGCTTCTTCCATATCATCTTCCATATCATCTTCCATATCATCTTCCATATCATCGTCTTCCTCTTCTTTCTTAACTTTAGCTTCGGCGATCTCAGTTGATTCCGCGCCCGCCTCTAAAGTTTCGTCAAGAGAAAGTAATGTTTCTTCGGTGATATCTTCGATGATATCATCTTCAATTGTTTCTTGTTTTGTTTTCATGAGTTATATTACTTTATTTTGTTTAGAGTTTGGAGAGGAAATCTTTGAAGATACGTTCCTGAGCTTCCGCCAATTTGGCAGAAGAGGTCTTCTTAATTTCTGTCTCATACATTTCAATTTGTTGCGGCTTAAGTAGTCCATTGTCCCAGATCCACTCTACTCCTTCAAGAATCCCGTTCACAAAAGCGGACGGAGCACTTGGATCTTGTACAATATCAACTGTGGACAACACGAAGTCTTCATTGACAACGGTTTGACCATTCTTGCTTGCAACGGTTCCCATACCACGGCTTGAAACACCCAACTGACATCCGCCTTCCAATAGTCCTTTCACGATTTTACCCATTGGCGTATTCAGGATGAGTGCCTTTCCAACAACATCATTACCATTCCACTTGAGAGCGGTAATGCGATGCGAAACTTTATCAAGGTTAATTGCAGGGCCTTCTGGGTGATTCAATTCACCAACGGCTCGTCCACGATTAACATAGTCAGTTGTATATTTTGCAACTGCTCCTTCTAAAACTGTTTTTGGATATACGCGGCGATTGCGGTTAAGCTGTTCGGCCTGCATGAATATCCCTTCAATCACATAGTTCTTACTGCCATCAGCAGCGGACTCAACTAGATAATTTAAATCTTCTAAGTGTTCAGTGATTAACTTCATATTGATAATAGTTTATTTATATAAACTTATATTTTATCAAGCACATAGTTTAGTGCAGCATAAACCTTTGGATTGCCTCCATCGGACACACTAACATTTTTAAATTTTTTCATTAGCTTTGTATATAGCATGCGAATTTCTTTTTCAAATTGCTTACCATCGTCATCACGCGTATCAATTTGAATGATTCGTGAAAGTGCACGTTTGTCTTCATCATCAAGCGCACGGTAGATTTCACCTTGTGCTTCGCGGAACTTTGTGTCTTTACGTTCAATCGCCAATCCGTGAGCATAGTCAAACTTTTTTGTATTTTTCTCAATAGTCTCGGTTACAATGCTTTCAGTGATTTTAGGTTGATCGTAAATGCTAGCACTTAGTTCAACACGTTTAATATCAAGGACAGTCTTGACTTTGTCAATAATCATGCGTTGCATCAAGCTGGCGCTAGTGTTTGTATCACTGGTAGCAATGCTTTTGATAAAATTTTTAATGTTACTCATACAGTTGTTTATTTATATTTTTCTTTATTTAATTAAGCGCCAAAATCTTCAGCATCAGTACTATCTCCTTCTTCATCTGTCGCAGCTTCAGCGGCTTCAAGTTTAATTTGCTCGTCCATCTTTTCAATCTCATTCTCACTTTGATTTAGAATATTTGAGCGCACCCATTTTGTACTATAGTATTTGCCAATCTGACTTTCAATACTTCCCAACATTTCAAGGCGCTCTTTCATAATTTCAAAGTCCTTAAGTTCGCTAAAGAAGTTGTCTTCAACATAGTCAACGCTGCTATTTTGTCGTATGTGGTTCCAATCATCCTGTGTAATAATTCCTTTAAGAATCAATTGTACACGCAGCATATCAATGAATAGTACAGAAAACGTGCGGCGCAGGCGGTTAATAAACTTTTGGAATTTAACTTCTTCACGACTAATCTCTGTGCTACGTCCAACATTAAACATTGTCTCGCTTTCAAGACGGCTAGATGGAACATTTAACGCCTTGTAAAGATTTTTCTTAAAGTAGATAACATCTTCAATTTGACTAAGGTTGTCACCACCAGGCAGTGTAGTAATTTCAGTACCACGTCCGCCTTCACGACGCGGCAACCAAAAATCTTCAAGCATACTCATGGTCTTGCGATCATCGCGTATTTCACCAGTGTTGGCGTCATACATCAGCTTATTGCGGTACTTGGCCATAATGCCTTGTACATATTCTTCGGCTTTACCCTTTGGAAGGTTACCAATATCAATATAGAAAATACGGCGCTCAGGCGCACGTGCAATACGATAGATGACTAATGCGTCTTCCATCATACGCAATTGATTGACCAGCTTGACTGCCTTATGCAAATGGCTGATACTAACCTTGCCGTTCTCGTCCAATACACCAGACGGCACATACACAATAGCATTAGGATCAATCTTTAACCCACTCAGGCCAGCATTGCTATTAAAATCATCGGTATACATAAAGTACTCATCAGTAATTTCACTAGTCTTAATGCCAGTAACTTTATCAATGCGTGTACTAACCTCTTTAATCTTTTTGATCTTTAATGGATCAATTTGTTGAATCTCTTTGATGCCATCCTTAGGCTTCTTAGGATCCATAATCAAGTAAAAATATATACGTCCATCAATATACCAGCGGCGAAATAGGTCAAAGCCTGTATAAGTAAAATCTAATAATTGAAGAATGTTAGAGAATTCTTCATGAATCTTTTTCTTGATGTTATCAGCAAGATCTACATTATCAAGAATTAAATTGACCGGTGCGCCATCGCTATCATTTACAATTGCACCGTTTACAATTTCAGTGATGGCTGCGTCACACTCAGGTTGAACTGCACTAGCGCGATAGCGCAAGATAAGGTCTTTTTCGTTGTTTAAACTGCCGCCATCAATATCAAGGATTTGACCGTAATAACCAGCTGCACTATTTGCTGCACTAACATATGCAGCACCATCATTATCAACTGGTAAAGCAAAGCTTTGCAAAGAATCCTTTTCTTCTGTTGCATCTTTGCCTAGACTCTTGGTTATTTCAAATCCAAATATTTTCATATAATTTATATATAAGAAGAGCAGGAGCACGCGTAAACATGCTCCTGCTCAGCAAACACTTCTAAGATTTAGGAAATGTTGTTAATTTTATCAGTCCAATATTGATAATTCATTTCAACAGTAAACTCTTCAATAGCATCTGTTGTATCATAACTCAACTCAATTTGACTTATGTTAATTGGATATGCATCAACAAAGGTGTATTCTTTCAATACATTTTCACTGCGGTCAAGTTGTTGAACTTGCATTTGTGCCATATATCCCAATGATTGCGCATTAGTATATGCCGATGTGTTTGAACTATGTGCATTGATGAGATTCATCCAATTTTCAAATGCAGTACGAATCACCATATTGTTATCATTGATAACAGTAATGGTCCATGATTCAAATGTGCGGTCACCAGCAATCTTTAATTTACGACCACGGAATGGTACTTCAACAGTACCAATCACGCTAGCCGGTAATGCTGCACCTTTAATCAAGAAGCTTGCTTTTTCTTGATCATAACTTGATGCACCAGGCCATGATAGTGTTACTCTGAATAGGTTTGGGCGAGCACCACCACCTGTTAGTTTTGATTTAAAATCTTCGATTCCAGCCATATTATTTCTATGTTAAATTGTTATAGGTTTATTTATATTAGGCACCAACAATTGTTTTAAACTCAACGCCAGTACGAGTAGCAATGAAGTTAAGAGTAATGAAGTTGATTGAACGTGTTGGCTTGATATAAATGTCAGCAACAAAACTATTACCGTCAATTACTTGACCGGTGTTGTTTGAGTTATCGCAAACAACACGATAGTCAGTAATACCGCGACGGCCTTGAACATCACGCAAGTATGGCTCAACCATATTCTTAAATGCTGCACGTGTAAAGTCATCGTTTTGTTCAAACAATTGATATTTAGAAGCGGTAGCGATTGCCTTTTCAAGTGTAATGAATAGGCGACGAACATTGATGCGATCAAATGCACTTGGCTTTGACAAACGTGTTTTATCACCATACAATACAATGCCTTGACCTGGGAATGCATTAATTGGATTAACACCTTTGATATATAGTGCATCACGGTCAGTTTGATTTGGATTGTATGCAAGTTTAACTACATCTTGCAATTGTCCACGGTTAAACCCAGCAGGGCTAAACCATGCATCAGCAACC